TATGCTTATGAAGAAACTCGGCAGGGTCCTTCCTGAAGAGCTTCACGAGCTCATCGAACTCAGACTTGCCTCTCAGAAGCGGGTGCTTATAGAGGAACTTGCCTGTATCGTTGTATGCCTTCAGCTCCTCGAAGGCCTGAAGATTCCTAATGCGGAGTTCTGCCATGGCAGCCACGTCCCGCTCCTTTGGCTTCTTGTCTAGAACCTCGTCAAGTTTCTTCATCTTGCGCCAGGTATTGATACGGTCATTGTAGATGACGGTAGCCATCTGCACGTCCTCATTATAGAGGTTGTCCCAGTCGATGTTAGGATATTCCTCTTCCTTTTGGACTACTTTTTTTTTCCGTCTTCCTCCTGCCCGGCAGCTTCAGCGGTTTCTTCTGGTGGCGCCTTGCCTTCAGGAGTATCAGGAGCTTCTTCCGTGCCTGGGGCATCTGAAGGAGTTGCTTCAGAAGATTTCTCTTCCTCTTGTTCCTTCGTTAAAGTTTCACTTGAACCATCTGAGCCTTTCTCGGCTTCATCTGCTGAAGTTTTGCTTGAACCCTCTGGATCTTTCTCCTCTTCACCAGCTAAAGCTTTACTTGAACCATCGGGACCTTTCCCGGTTTCATCCGTTAAAGTATTGCCTGAACCATCCGGACCTTTCTCCACCCCGTCCGTTAAAGTTTCACTCGAAGCATCTTCCATGCCTTTAATGAATTTGCGGTTATCCTCGATTTCGTCTGCATCGCAGATATCCAGGAGTGCATAGAGAATCTCATCAGCGTAACGTTGAGGGTCACGGGCAAAACGGGTAAGCTTAGGATGGCGTGGATTTTCGTCATCCAGGAGCGAGAGGTCTGCCTTGGCATGTTCCTCTCCTCTCAGCTGATTGAACAGCTGCAGTTTTTCTCTTCTGTTATACATACCTTATTATATATTAATAAAGGTGCGCCACCCTTTTGATGGCGACACACCTTTTGAGAATTTAGAAGATAAATTATTTTGGGAAATAGAATTATTTACTTACAGCCTTCTGCTGAGTAGTATCAGCCGAGCGACTAACTGCATCAGTAGTCACACCAAGAGGATCCTCTGCATAGAGACAAGGGAGATCGACAGATGTGCGCTTAAAGGTGAAGGTGGTGTAACGGCCATCCTTGTCGTCCTTGGTCTCGGTGTTGTTCAGAATCATTGGTCGCTCTGGCTCGCCGATGATATACCACTGGGTATCCTTCACATGCTTATAGAGGATGATGAACTTACCGCCGGCATACTGCTCGATGAAGTTGTAGAGATCCACACGAGTACCACCCATGATGATCACCAGGTTATTCTCGCCGGAAGTTGTGACGTCTCCCTTCTCGGTCGTAGCGGTGAACGTTGGAATGTCGTGGGCATCGAAGAGATAAGCCTTCGGCGTATCTGCAGCTGCGGTTTTAAACGGCATCGCCTTTACCTTTCGATCTTTATCCGGCTGCGGGAACGCTTTGGTCATATCGATGAGAGATGTCGGGACCAGCACAACCTGATAAGCGATAGCAGAACCATGGGTGTCGCGGTCGGTCACGTCATCGATTGCGGTAAGGGCTACGAATGAAGCCATAGAGACACCGGCTCCACCCATACCCATGGATGATGTTGGATTATCAAGCATCTGAAGGAGCGAGACAATGCCAAGCAGCATCATGATCGTCATGAAGAGAAGACGGCCCTTGTGCTGGGCATAACTGTATCCCTTGTTGGGATTGTACGCACGGTGACGTACTGGAATATTGTTTTTCTTCATAATCTTTTCTGAAAATGCAGGCAGGGAGCATCTGCACCCTACCTGCGAGTTAACACTAAATACTAATATATTATGAATCAACGTCCACCAGGAACGTTAGGCTGAACTGCCTTGTTGACGGTTCGCTTGCCACCTACGCGGCGCTCGAGCTCACGGAAATTACCGCCCTTGCCAAGGATGACCATAATATAGTCACCTACCTGGGTAGGAGACCATGCAGCAGTAATATTGGCAAACTTACCGCTCTTGGCGATAGTAAGACCGTGGGTAGCATCGCCCTCACCAATCTCGATGCAGTAAGCTACACCCTGCTTTGCCTTCTTGATCTCGGTGATGGCTGTAGCAGAGGTTTTGGCGTCTGAGATGTGCCAGAAGCCGCTTCCGCCGTCAATCTCAGCACCGATGACTGTAGCAGGCAGGTTGGTAAAGATCTGCTGGAACTCGTAGTCGTTGTCGTCCATATCTGCCTTGGTTTCGAACTTGCGTCCGGTGAAGGCTGCACCGCAACCCTCCTTCCAGGTACTCCATGCACGAACCATCTCCATCTGCTCCTCCATCTTGACAGCAAACATCTCGCCTGGGAGATACTCGACGAACTGGAGGTTGCCAGGAATATCCAGGAACATCCAGCAAGACTTACCCTCGTATGGGAGCCACTTAATCTGAATGGTAGAGTCTGGCACACGGTTCTTGTAGCCATCAGGACCAGTGAAGTCGAGATCCTTACCATAAGTCTCGCGGCAGTTGGCAAGCCACCAGTCGATGTGGTTCTCGTTGAGGTAGAGAACGTGCTTATCGAGTGTCATACCTTCAGTGAGGTGAGTCTTGACGTCTGTGATGAACTCCTTGACCGCATCCAGCATGTTAGCTGAAGTATAGGTGTTGTAGCTCTTGTTGGCAAATGGCTTGATGCTGTAGTCGTGGATATAGCGAAGCAGGGTGTACCAGATACCAGTACCGGCATTGAGATAGCTGGAAGGCTGACCATCCTCTGGCTTCACATAGATACCACGCATACGGCGCTGGTTCTGCTCGTCCTGAGCCTTCTTGAGAAGGTTGAGCAGGCAGAACTCAATCATAGACCACTTGATAGGATCAGAACCCTCCTTGTTGAGGTAAGCGATATACTTGCGCTCAATCTCCTTCATCGGACCGAACTGTACCTTAATCATGGCGTCATCCACGTAACCCATCTCGTTCTCGAGCTGCATGCCACCCTTGTAGATCTCACCTGGCTGGTAGCCCTGAGATACCTCATCGAAGAAGGCATTGAAGAGGATATCGCGGTCCTGCACACCATAACGAACTGGGAAGTATTCAGTAAGATTGCGAAGCTCCAGGATACGTGCGATAAGAGCATCCTGACGGAGGATAACAAACTGATCTCCCAAGCCGGCATTATCTACACCGCCATAGTTGGTGGCGAACTGGCCAGAAGCAAGCGCCTTGACATCACCAAGCTCATTGCGGCTCTGGTGATACTTGTAGCGCTGCTGAAGAGATCTTGCGAACGCCATAGACTCCTTGCGGAATGCCTTACCATCGCTCTCCTCATCAGGTTCAGACGCTAAGGCAAGCGCCGGATTGACTGTAATCTGGTTCCAGCGCTTCTTCATATCAAACAGGGAGTGCTCGACACCGAAGAGATAGTCGCTGTTCGACTCGAAGCCGTTGATAGGAATAGAAGGAGCAGTGACGTGAGCAGCAGGCTTGTCAGGAGCAGTACCCTGCGCCATCTTCTTCACGTTCTCCGCGAGACCAGATACAGCCTTGGCAAGCTGCTCGTAACTTACATTCTGAGGAGCACCGGCAGGCTGCTGGCTGTTCTCATTCTTTTTGCCATCATCAGAATCCTTGCCCTCATCATCATTGTCGCCATCATCACCAGCGGCATTGTTGGCCTTGGATACGATAGCGTAGAGGGAGTTGATCTGCTGCTGATGCTCTGCCTCTTCGGCTGCACTGTTCTCGGCTGCAAGGTCATCGACGAGAGTACTCTGGTACTCTTTCTGATATTCCTCGCAAAGAGCCTTGTACTCCTCTGAAGTCAGGCTCTTGTTCTCGAACTTCTTGACGAAGCCAAGCTTCTCGAGAACTTTGTTAAGTCTTGCTTTGAAATTCATATAAACAAATTAACTAAATATTAAAACAACAATAGAAACAAACAAAATTCTTATCTAAGTATTAACAGAATCCATACAGGTTCTGGGTTCCCATATAAGCATCTCCCATCTGGGCAACCTCGGCAATAGCCTCGAGCAAGGTTCGCTTGCCATCGATGAGTCCAACTTCCTCGGCAGGATCTGTATAGAAGCTCTCGCCCTGAAGAACCGGAGCATCATCGCCGAGCTCAGATAGTTTAGGGCGCATGGCCTTGACTTCTGCCAGGAACTGCTCGTTCATCGGATCGAGCACATTCTTGATGTACTCTTCTGTCTTGCCATCCTTCAGATCCTCGAAGACCTTATTCTTTCTGGTCGAATTAGTAGCCTTGGCGGTAATCTTCTTCAATCCCAGCTTCTCGAAGTAAGGCTCGAAGTTCCAGAAGGAGCACATTGTACCGATGCAGCCTACGAAGTCGTGACTGGTCGTTGCATAGAGCTTCTGACCATGACAGCCGATATAATAAGCTGCCGATGCGCAATATTCCTCGTAGATGGCGAGAATCGGCTTTTTTGCGTTGCGCAAAGTCTCACTCAGACGGTCCATGTACCAGGCTTCTCCTCCAGGAGAGTTGATATGAAGCAGGTGGGCAGATATCTGAGGATTATTTTCTGCAGCTATGATATCCTGCTCCAGCTGTCTGGAAGAGAAGTACCAGTAGCTATCTGCTGACACGACACCAAATATACGGTGATAGGCGATAGATCCTTCATTCAGCGAAGGAGAATCATATTCGTCTGTAAGCTGTACATCCTTGGTCTCTTCACTCTGGGCAGCCTTGGAAGATAATATCTCCAGGGCTTTATGGGTCTCATACTGATAGAATGTATGAGTCTTGAGATATTCCCGAACATCGGCTAAGGTCATCGCCTGCTCGGCTCTCTTGTGTTCGATGCTAGCCACGTTACTATATAGCGGGAAAGCTGCCACCATCAGCCGACGGTAGGCATCTTCCGTGATCCATAGCGGATGCGTGGAGAGCAGAAGGGTCTGTATTTCGTCCATCTTGATATAAGTTTTCTACAAAGGTACATTATTATAATAGGTATAGAAAAGACCTTACCCAAGCGGGTTGCGGAGCATTTTGCAATTAACTATCAGTTTCGCCTTGTTGAGATGCTTCACGAGCTGCACCCTCGCCGGAAGATCTTCCGTACCTATTTTATATTCCACAGGATCCTGCGAGCCACTTGCATGGCTAACGTCTGAGAGGGAGACAATAGCGTTGCGAGCAACCCTGAGCTCATTAATCGTATCATTATCGGGCAAATCGACCACGAAAGTCTTGCTGCAATCCCAATACACGCCACCGTTCTCCTCGGTCATGGCTGGTTCAAAAGTGAAGGGGTCTGCCATAAATATATCCCACTTTTCGGGGCTCCCGACAAGGGAGACACCCACAAGACAAGAAAATTCTACCATAATGCGTATTTTTAGAGTGATTATTGCTAATTTTTGGGTGACAATATTTTATACTCGGTATGTATTAAAAATAATTAAACACCGCGTTTTTTTTGGTATTTTCGCGGAATTTTAGGGCATAGCCGTTGTCGGTAGCGATAAAAGTTCTTCAGAAGCGCATCCGATGATATCGACTTCAGATGGTACGTTCTGATGAACTCTTCCACGACATCCTGGTTGCGCTTCGGCCTTCCAAGTTCCTCGTTCTCCAGCATGATGCGGTGGAACTCGAAGTTGAAAAGCAGACGGATGTGTTCCTCTATCTTCTTGGCTGCCCGCTGCGACAGATAGTTGTAATAGGCAGGATCCTTACCCGGATGGCCATCCATACAGGAGCGGCGGGAAGGAAGATAGATGGTGAGGTTACAGTCTTCTTGGCCAACGCTGTTCGCATCCGGCTTGGCCATGAGATTCCACACCACGTAATACAAATCCGTGGTGTAAGGTATCTTTACTCCGCCCGTTTCGGGCTCAATTTCCAGCTTTTTTTGAATGTACTCTGCCAGGTATGGCTCGATTCTGACAGAAGCAATTCGTTTCGTGAGACGTTTTTTTCTTTCCATATTGTTTTTGCTTATTTTTGCGTCCTACCGTCCTACAATCCTACAAA